AACGGAACACCATATCTGATAGACGAATACCATAACACCGGGGAAGGTATATTGTTCTACTCGGAAGTATTAAAGGCTAAACCATACGCCGGAAACTACGGGAGAATGTTCATGCCTCACGATACAAACGTAAGAGACTATTCGACAGGTAGAACTAGGTTGGAGACACTACAACGTGATGGGTGGACTAATATAGTTGTATTAGAGAAACTAAGCTTCCTGGACTCTATAAATGCTGCTAGGCAGCTGATAGATGCTTCAGTCTTCTCAGATACAATAGTTAACACTCTTCTAGCATTGCAGAATTATAGAAAGAAATTTGATAAGTCTATAGGTGCATATATGTCAACTGATGTACATGATATACACTCTAACTATGCTGCAGCTCTTAGGTATATGGCACAAGGATTAAACTTCTACAGGGTTAAAAAGAGTATACCGAAGACTGAGGAGGCTAAATATATAGAATACAAATCTACTAAATCTTCAGGATTTGCTCTATAATTTACTATAATTAAATTACAATATTTAATGTTCGTTTAATATTAATATAGATATAATATAGAGTAAATATATAAAAGGACATTAAATGAGTACTCCATCCACTAAAGATGCTACTCAGCAACAATCAAGTGCTGATAGCTTAGAACAGAAAGTTAAAGCAGTGATGGCAACATCTAAATTCGATGTAGAGACTGGTAAGGTAACACTTCCAGAGGATATTAAGAATACTGTGGACGCTGACACATTATATGCTGTAACACTTGAGCATAGACGTCGAAATACGCAAGCAAGCTACACTACAAATCAACAAAAGAATAAGGCTCTCGAAGCTGAGAACTCGAAGTTGACTGAAATCTTATCAGGTGCTACGCACGTTGAAATACCTAAGGAAGACCAAGAACGCTTGGGCGAACTTATGTATGAAGACCCTGTAGCATGGAGAAAAGAAATGGATGCCATTGAAAAGAAATCCATTGGTGAGCATAGAGCAAAGATAGCAGAGCTTACCGGCGAAGCTAAGGATGCTGCTGGACAATCGTTCGAGCTAGACAGGCGTCAACAAGTTTTGAAGGATTTCAACGACTCGGCTAAGGTAACAATAACTGAGGAGTTAATTGCTAACGAGGTCCCTCCGAGAATAACTAATAAACTTGCAAAGGGTGAAATTTCTTTTGAAGATTTTTTACAAGAGGTTGCTACATATGTAGGTAAAGATAAAGTTGTCGGAAACGAAACAACTTTAGACCAGCCTAATATGAACAACTTAGGTGGTAAAGACATACCAGACAATCTGAAGCCTGAAAAAGGGTTAGCAGAAAATTATAAGAACGACGTATATTAATCGTTCTATAAAGGAATACTATGAAAGTAGATATCGGTTCAGATATAAAACGTAAAGGGTGGATGCGCGAAGGTATCGTACAAGCCGCTGCAGAGTCATTCTGGGGACCTTATACAGGTAACTCATCAAACTCTATTGTATACCAAGAAAATGATATTAGTGCGTCTGAAGGACACACAGTTGTATTTGACTTCTCTGGTAAGATTAGTGGTAAAGCTATTAAAGGCGAAAATACTGCTTATGGTAAAGGTGAAATTAAACGTAAATTTAGCGATAAAATTACTGTTGATGTATACCGTATACCTGTAAAAAATGGTCGTAAATTTGATGCTGTTGATATTGATGATTTATCTATTAGTCAACATGGTAACTCACGTGGATTACTAGCAGATTTATTTATTGATTGGAAAGACCAAATGATTTTTGATGCTGCTCAAGGTTCTTATGGTGAAGCTCCTACTCATATTTTTAATTTGGGTACAACATTCACATATGACAACTTGTTAACTATTGAGACTGCTCTTAAAACTGGTAGAGGTTTCGTTTCACCAAGTGCTACTGGAGCTGTTACAACAAATGTTGCTGGAAGACGTGCACCATTAGCACCGTTTAAATTATCTAATGGAGATAAAATATGGTTATTTGTAGTAGATAGCTTCATGGCTAATTTACTTAAGCAATCTGATGGGTATCAAACAGTTGTAATTAATGCAGATGTTCGTGGTAATAACAATAGAGCTATATCAGGCGTTATTGGTAAATTAGGTTCTCTTATGATTGTTGAAGCTTCTGACTTCTTTGGTTTCACTGAGCCTGGTGCAGACTTTGGTCTTGAAGACTCTGAAATTGAAATCTCTGGTTTACGTAAGTATACTACAGATGGTACAGTTGATACAACTACTCCGCTTACAGCTTGGGAAGGTCAAGCAATATACGAGACAGACTCTGCAACTGCAGGTAAAACTATGTCACGTGGTCTTATCTTAGGTCAAGGTGCTATATGTGCAGCATTTGGTCAGATGCCAGATTATAAATTCCAAGAGTCAACAGACTTTAAGAATACTTCTGAGTCTGCAATTGAGTTCTGGACTGAGGTTAAGAAAACTAACCTTAAACTAGAAGGTGGGGCAGTATACAAAGCTGCTAAGATTACTGGATTAGATTACGGTGTAATTGCAGTAGATATCGCACACGGATAAGCTTAGGCTTACCGGTGCTACAAGATAAGGAGTGCTAAATGGGTGCTATTGATTTAAGAAGACAAGGAACTAATAATTCCAAACGTAAAATAGGTGTCTGTACTGTAAACGTTCAGCCAGCTCTTGTAACTGTTGCTGAAGGATTTGCTACAGCTGCTACTATTGCGGCGGCAGACATTATGACTGTTGCTACTTTACCAGATAACTCGATCGTTGTTGGAGCAGAGATACAAGTTATCACTGGTTTAACTACTGGAACACAAACTGTTTCAATTGAAGTTGGTGGTGTTGAAGTAATGGCAGCTGTGGCTCTTGGAACGGCAGATAATGTTACTAAAGGTACAACTACTAAGAAGAAAGTTGCTGGTGATGTTGTTTTAACAACTGCTGAAGCTGACCTAGTAGATGGAGAATTCCAAGTACTAATTAGTTATATCGAACCTGATTTAACTGATGAAGCTTTAACTGTTAGTTAATACACTTAGATGTCTCTTCGGAGGCATTTATAGTTTATTAAAGGAACAAGTATGACAGCGCAAGATGTAATAACAAAAGCTAGAGTAACTCTGTCTGACCAGTCTTCTACCCGGTATACTGATGCCGATTTAATTAGCCATCTAAATGATGCTGTTAGAGATTTCCAGTCTGAAACTAGTTTAGATAAAGAAGTATTCTATATTGAATTAGACGCAGCTTTAACTACTTATGATATGTCAGCTACTCTATTAACTATAACTAGAGTAGAGTATGAGGGTCTACCTCTACCTTTATTAAGTCATTCCAGGATGGATGGATTAAATAGTGGGTGGCAACTAGAGTCTGGTTTAGATGTTCAATCAATAGTATATGATAAATTAAGCCGAAGTAAGTTTAGAATATATCCTAGTATAACAGATGCAGATTTAATAACAGACTCAAATAGTGATTATGGTATATTAATCTCGTTTGACTTATCATACTTACCTAGTTATAAAAACCTAGAAGACCTCCCTCTAGTTAATAAATTTCTGAGTGTGTATGGAGTAGCAAAACCAGCTACTATAACTGCAGTAGGAGACACTATCGAAATCAGTGACCAATGGGAAAAAGCCTTGGCTCATTTTGTTGTCGGTCAAGCTCTTAGGACTGACCAAGATACACAAAACAAAACAATAGGTAATGAAGAGTTACTTCTTTATGGCCAAATAGTCCAGGCGATTAAAAGTAAACAATCTACTGATTTTACTACTGGCGATTTAACTACAGAATATAGGTGATTATAATGATAACAGTAAATAGACAATTAGCAGGAGCAGAAGACTTACTATTAGGTGTAGGTACTGTAGAACAAGATAGATTAGGTGAGACAGTAGTTGTAACTAAGATAAATGCAGATAATTTAGCTTATGATGCTGAGACAACTATTAAAGAAGCTATTGATGCTGGCTCAGGTGATATGCTAGCAGAAACTTATGACCCACAAGCTATAGGTGATGATGCTTTTGCTAGAGCTAATCATACTGGTACACAATTAGCGTCTACTATTAGTAATTTTAGTGATGCCGTAGGAGCAGAAACTGTTCTCACAGGTATCATTTCTATTGAAGATATAGTGACTCTGAATGCTGACATAACGAAGCTAGATTATGAAGCAACAGATTATCGAATACAAGGCAATAAATATACTTTTTCTGGAGGGACAGGAATAACACCCACAATAGGAGCAGGGGACTCTTCTACTTGGATAGGGTTAGATGCTTCAGGTTTAGTATATAGTGAAGAAAAGTTTACAGACACTCAACTTAGAGAAACAGTATTACCTTTAGCTAGAATACAAACAGTGCAAGGTCAAACAGGCCCAGGAAGTGATTTACAAACTCCAGTTCACCTTACTTATTCAATAGGGGAAGACGGATTTGTTGATAGAGAATGGGTTGAAAACTGTGTGGGAGCTTTATATGCTAGTGGAGGTAAGTTTTCTGAGAATGCTACTTCTTTTCAAGTAGACCAAGCAGAGGGAGCGTTCCATAATGCACAGCGAAAACATATAGATATTGCAGCAAGTAATAGTATAGAAGCAGCTGAGGTTTATAATATTTCAGGAACTCCTACAGTTCAAACTAGAGCAACATTAGTTGTTCCTCAGTATTATGATGATGGTACAGATATTGTAGCTTTAGATGCTACTGAATGGGCTTCTCATACATTATTAAGAAGTCCTAAAGCTGAAGACTTGTTCTTTCTTATTTACTCAAGTGAAGCATATACATCAAAGGCTATTGCTGAAGCACAAGCAGGTGATTTTGGTATATTCCAAAGTCAATCTATCTCTGGATTAATACCTGTTGCAAAGTTTATAGTTAGTGGCGCTTCTACTAATATCGACCTTGTAAAAAATGTGTTCCCATGTTTGCAAGGTTGTAAAGAACCCCTTATAGGTACAGCCACTCAACAAGATGTTTATGATAATTCAACAGACCCAGAGATTACAACAGACTCTACTAGAGGTGCATTTACTGTTAAAAGAGGAAGTGCTTCTGATGCAGATGATGTTGTTGAGGTATTAAATGGAAGTGGAACAAAAGTATTTAGTGTTACTGGTGAAGGCAAGGTTGAAGGGGATGGTTCACTACTTACTAATCTTCCAGCAGCAGATGTAACAGCGGGTCAAGGTGTAACATATTATCCTGGTGATACAATCGTAAGTGGAGATAACTATAACTTAGCTACATCACCTGAAGGTGGTTCAGAGGTTGAAGTACAAACAGCAGCAAATAGTACAACATCTCCTGTTTTTATGGAGAGGTATGTTTCAGACCAGTTAGGTGGTGATGTGATTAACTCTGGTGCATGGTCAATCAATACATACGCTTCAGTAGATAGTGATGTTGGTACAAGTGAGATTAAAGCTCGTATCAATAAAGCAGTAGAAATGACTGGAACAATTACATCAACAGGTACTGGATTAACTCGAACATTTACAGCCAGTGAAGCAGATACATTTGTAGTAGGAGATGCTGATGCTAGTATATTAAATGCTACATTGATACAAACTCCTACTGAAACATTCTGGATTGATACATATATAAGTGGTACAGTAGTAACTGCAACTTCTGATAAGTACAGACCATATTTTATATGAAGGTAAGACAGTACAACCAGAATTTGCTATTGGGCCTACAGATAGAATTTTAGTTGCTTATTTTGCAGTTGCAACCACATCAGGGGATAAAACA